TAATATTATAGTGCCTACTTTGTTAGGTGCCGCCGTCCAACTTTGCCGAGTTGGGCGGTTTTTTTATGTGATGTGTCAAAAAAACACCAAATATTACCACTGGTATAATATACCAGAATAATTTTATAATTAGAGTGTGCCCGGTCAACCGGTTAGGAGGGTGGTCACACTGATAAGGAAATACATACAGTACCATGATCGCCGAGTATATGCGATCTATTACCGAAAAGACAACATAATTTACTTTAATTCAAATTTCTCAGGTAACACGAAACTGATTTACTATAAATAAATAGGGTGTGACCGGGTGAACATCACCCGATATCTTTTCCAGTCGCGTCGTCAATAGGTGGGTACTGCCGTTCTAATTCTTCTGCAGTTTCCGGAATGAGTAAAGCAGGATCTGCCGCTACCGCGGAAGCGAGTCTAGCTCTAAATTGAGATACAGCTGCTTTCCGGATCTCCGGATCCAGGTCAAAATATGCCTTCACAATTTCCAATTCCAGCTTTTCAGCGCCGCGTGCCTTGACATAATCATCCAGGCTGAAACTCTCCGGCTCTATGTACATCGGTTCAACTCCATCAAGAAGCCATTCTTCCCGAACGTTAAATGTACTACATATAAGTTTATAAAGAGACATCTTTTGATCTGGTCGAGCTAAGCGGTTTAGTTCAATATTAGCAATCATATCTCTGCTCACACCGAGTTTTTGCCCGAAAACTTCCATGCTCATATTTAGATGATTCTTCCTAAGTTCACGAATTCTTTCGTAGGTTTCCATAATAATCTCCTTTCGATTTATTTTATGACACCACTATACACTAAAAAAATAAGTTAGTCAACACAAAAATAAAAATAATTTTTAAAAAACGTGTTGACAAACACGAATATACATGCTAATATGTGTGTATCAACAAACGAAAAAAGCAAAAAAAAGTATATCAACAAAAAAGGAGGCGAGAAAGAATGACATTAACAAAACCAATGATGTTAGAAATCAAGAAAGACAATCACGGATATGGACTTTATCTTGATGGAAAAGAAATTCGAGCAATAAAAAAATACAAAATTGTAAGTTCTGCAAATGGATAAAGATGTTAGTTAGCCAGCCGACTATTGAAGAAAAAACGACGTAGCGATTTGTTTAGCAACTTCCAATAGAATTGGAAGAGAAGCACCAGATGCTTTGGAAAGTACCTTTTTCCAAATAACATCATTCCTAATGTTGGCAAGAAATTCATGACCTTTGAAAGAAAGATCACCTATGTAAATAAGGTTACCAGCATTATAATAGGTGATTCCATCAAAAAAGCCAGCATCGTGTGCTTGTTTTATATGATAAAGAATTTCTTCATGTGAAAATTCTGCGAGATAATCAGACTTTGGAGATTCTTTATCATATACAAATGGAGTTTTAAAGTCAGTTTTATTTTCGACCGCTAACAAAATAGCTCGAATACAGCTAGGATTTAACCGCATGTTATTCTCCTTTCCTACATACTTGGGTATGGCAGTACCCTGTATAAAAAGAATAGCAAATATTAGAAGAAAAAACAAATAAAAATTAGGAGGTATGCACTATGGAAACAAAAATCATGATTGCGAAAGAAAGAAAGCAAGAAGTGATGGAACTTATGAATTTCCTGGATGATTTAGATCAGGAAGAGAAAAAAGGTTTTTTGATGTTTATGCAGGGAATGAAAGCGGCAAAGAGCATCAAAGACACGAACAGAACCGCATAAGGAGGTAGCACTATGAAAGAAATGATGGTAGAGAAAGCGGCGGTCAAAAAGCCGTCGCAGAAAGCCAAAGTAACTGTAGAGTTTACAGATGGCTATGAACAGCGCTTTACAGCGGCAGTGCTTAAGATCTACGAGAGAAGATTAAAAAGAAAGATTGAAAAGAAGGAAGCGGCAGCAGGATGAAAAAGAAGTGTTTATGGATGATGTTAGGTTTTTCAATTACATACATGATAATGATGGCATTATGCCCGGCAATAGGGACAAGCCTGCCAGCAGGGATCATGTCGGTGGTTTGTTCTATATACATTGCAATTTTCATCGCGGCAAATCTGAAACGGAGGTATAACATGAGAAATACAAAAGGATGTCCATTATTAACGTACAAAGCAGAATACAAGGCACTAATGGTGGGAACTGGAGATACAACCATTCAATATCTGCTGCCTTGTATTAAAGAAAAGTGTGTAGCATATGAAGATGGGTATTGCAAGCACTTTGACAACAAGGTGAAGTACAAAAAAGATGAATAAAAAGAAAGCATTTGTATGCGACTACAAATGCTCTCCGTTCGTTGCTATGCTACAAAAACAAAAGCAACTTACACAAATTAACATAATCATTGTAGCATAGTGACGCAAACAAGTCAACCTTTTAGAGGTAGAAAACCTCGAAAAAAGCAGATTTTCATATCTGCATCCGGGCTTGTATGAGGTATTAACATTCTGACGAATACCAGGTCACTATGATACAGATAAACTACGGATGGTTAGGATAAATAATACTCATGCACTCCCAGTAAGTGAAAAGGAGTACAGAGGTGTATATAAGAGAGAAAAAGACAGACTGTGCTGACTATAGAGAAGTGGATATTATTCCAAGGACAAAAGCTGCAGACATGGCGACCAGAGGGAAGAGAGGTGCAAAGAGAAAAAGTAAAGTGCCAAAACAGAAATCGCTAAATGATAAGAATGCAAAGCGGTACCTAGTCCAGCTTGGAAATGGGAACTTCCACATAGGAGATCTGCATGTGTCATGTACATATAGTTCGGACAACCTGCCGCCTACAGTGGAAGAGTCTGAAATCATAGTCAGGAATTATCTACGCAGAATTGCATATCGCAGAAAGAAGTTAGGATTGGAACCACTCAAATATATTCTGGTAACGGAATATAAGCATGATAGAAGCGGGCAGATTCTAAAAAGGATTCATCACCATATCATCATGAACGGTGGAATGGACCGAGATGAAGTTGAGTTGATGTGGACAAATGAACGCATCAACTGGAAAAAGATGTCGGATAAAGACTATCGAACACATATCAAACAGATCGGATGGGTAAATGCTGACCGTCTCCAATTCAACGAAAATGGAATTGAAGGACTATGTAAGTACATAGTAAAAGATCCACAAGGGAAAAAGCGGTATTCAAGCAGTCGCAATTTGAACCGGCCAGAAGTTAGTCGGACGGATGGGACGGAAAGAGAGCATCAAAACAGAAGTCAATGGAATTTTAGCCGGAATCTTGAAATGCCGGTAGAAAAATGCAATGACTTCAAATACAGCCGCAAGAAAGTAGAACGGCTGGCAAAGTCGCCGGATGGTGGTCTGGAAGAGTTTAGAAAGATCTATAAGGACTATAACATTATATCATGCGAACCAGTCTATTATGAACAGACTGGATGGCACATTTATCTAAAGATGTGGAAAAAGAAAAGAGGTGATAAGCCATGAAACTAGGTGAGATCGTAGAGAAAATGGAGTTAAGTAACAGGCTTGTGGTGTTAAATGCCGCCGGACAGGTTGTATACCGCGGCTACGTTGCTAATTTCTTCAAAGAAAAAGAAGAGATAACAGAAAGAAATGTAAAAGGATATGGTATCGGCCTTGAAACATACAAAAAAACGGAGGATATGTGGGACTGGATGAACACGGAAAAACTTCCGGAATCCATTCCAGTAAAAGAATTGTCCCAGTACGACATTGGCGAACTGCAACAGTTATTTTATAACAAAGTAACATTAGAATAGCAGGCAGCAGGATAGAGAGGAAAGGAGGTGCAGATAAGTGACGGAAAAAGAGAAGAAACTGTGCGAAGAGAATTATAATCTCGTTCGATATACGTTGATACATCGCTTGCATATTCCCATCCAGGAGATAGATGAATATCACGGTACGGCGTGTATTGCGCTGTGCGAGGCGGCAATGGCATATGGGGATGAGGTACAGAAAAAAAGC